CACCACTTACTTGCAATTCCTTGACCGGATGCAAAGCGGGTTTGTGGACCCGAAAGTCCAAAGCGACATCGATGACATCGCCGGGAGCATCATCCTGCCGATGTCACAGTACGTCTACGGTCTGAACATCCGCGCAGAGATGCTCAATCTAACCGCAGGCGTGCAGATCCGATCTGCTCCTGCGTTCTACCAGGAAGATAGACACACTATCGACTTTGGCCAGTACCTCATCCCACTCGACGAAGTGTCTCATCAAGATGCCAAGTTTTACTTGCTCTGCTGGGGCTTCGTTCCCTGTCCTCCTCGATTGGACGGGGCAAATCTCTGGTTCGCGCAGGATTATCTGTCGAACCGCGTCAATCAAGTGATCGTACCTCGCCAGGATCCAGGTCAAGTGGCAATGTGGCTTGACGTCATGGGCATGGTGAAGTCACCGGTCACTTTTCCCCAAGCACGGCTCGTTCATATTCCCGCTTTCGCGTGGCGTATGACGGGTGGTGTTGTCAGGATGCACGACATGACAGAAACTCGCGTGACGCCAATCTTCTTGGAAGCGGCCAATCTGGTCTTCCAGGCTGATGGTCAAGCATTCACCGAAGTCAAAGAGTTGCAAACGATTCCGCACCAAGAGGCGGTCACTCGTCTTGCGGTACCCGAAAACTCCAATCCCGTGATGTTGTACAACGTCAAGGATGTTTGGAAGCTCTAGCATGGTTGTCCGCTCAAAGGATCTCTGGCATGGAGGCATCCTAAGGCGGATGACGGCGCAACCGGTCAAAGTGGAGGATCTTGCTGCTCCTACCACTTTACCGGTGCGCCCTTTCGGTTCTACGCAGTCAAGCGTTAGCATCGAAGCGCCATCCGTAGTCACGATCCCGGATCGTCCGATCTACTGGAGAGAATCTCTCCAGCCAAATATGCGTCAAGATCCACGCTTACCCGACTTCAGTCGCTTAGTACCCGGTTCACCGACACTGCAGTCTGAAGATCAAGTCGAGGAAGTACTCAACGTCGTGCAAACCGTCACTAACGAACTGGAACGAGATGACGCTCTTCCGGAATGGTTACGTGAAGGGGAACTCGACGTCTGGCGTAAGTTCACGATCCAAAAGGGTCGTCGATGGGACGGTTACCTAGGACATCTAGGCCCCGATCCATTCGAACTCAACGTGCCGGCCGATTTCATCGAGATGGCTAATCACGTGAAGAACTGGCTACTAGAACAACCTGTCAAAGAGTTGTCGTCTTCCAACCCCTACGACACGAACTCTGGCTGGCCTCTATTAACGCCCGGACCTGCTGCGAAGTTGGCAGGCGCGGCTCTCACTGCAACTCACTCACCATGGGATGACATCTATCGGGCGTCTCTACTACTATCACAGAATCTAACGATTCCTAGTGTGACAGTGCAATCTTACGCTCTCGCGTATCGCTCGGGTCCCATGTACAAGCCATCTTCTGACTGGTGGTTTAGTTTTGAAAACGATACGTGGTATGCGAGTCGTGAAGTCTCAGGCGCATGGCCTCGAGCGCGACACGTATACATGGGTCCTATGACCAATTTCGCCAGGCTGACACCTGCTTATCAGAGGATTTACGGCGCCATGGCGTCTATGCCTCTCTGGAACAGGACTGGTGATACTGACCAAAGGCAGGTCGTCGATGCGGTGCGAAATGGAATGCAGATCATCGAGGCTGACTACTCGGGCTACGACCAGAGTATTCACGCCAAGCTGATTTCAATCGTCGCAACGATATTTATTGGAG